GCCCGTGATGTTGAACGTGGAGAAGGTTGGCCCAGAACTAATGGCTACTTTGTGTTTACCCAACTAAAGAGAAAGTATAACCGTGGCTAGTATCTATAATGACATACGTGCAGCACTTGAGAACAAGCTAGCTAATACCTCTAATTTACCTACAGGTATAGCTTATGAGAATGTTTCATTTAGCCCAACGACAGGTACAAGCTACCTACAGACTAATTTCCTCCCGACACTCCGCAGACCCGCTGTAAGAGGTTTAAACCCACAACAGAGATACGATGGTGTGTTTGTTGTAACTGCCTACACCCCAGAAGGTAATGGCCCCGCCGCTGCTGATGCCTTAGCTAATACTATATTAGAGGCTTTTGAAGCAACCACTAAAATCTCCTACTCTGGGGATGAAACAATAACTGTATCTATTGACTACGCTGAAAGACAGCAAGGTTTCTTAGATGCGCCTTGGTACTACGTTCCGATTAATATCGGATGGTACGTTTATAATAATTAGGAGAATACATTATGGCCTTCGCACAAGGTTCTCGTTCCAGCCTATCGTTCATTGTGGAAAGCACATTTGGCACGACTCCTGCTGGTAACTTCACAAACTTACCCTTCAGCACACACTCTTTGAACTTAACTAAAGATCGTGTAGCTGGTACTGATATTCAAGCTGATCGTATGCCCCGTGTTGACCGTCATGGTAACCGTCAAGCTGCTGGTGACATCGTTGCTGACTTACGTGATGCTGACTATGATGCATTCCTAGAATCAGCTATGTTGTCCACTTGGTCAACTAACGTCCTTAAGGTAGGTACTACACCTAAGTTCTTCTCTATCGAAGACTATGCTGCTGACATCGACCAAGCTCGTTTGTTCACAGGTATGACAGTTTCTACTATGGGTATCTCTCTAGCCCCTAACCAGATGGTAACAGCTACCTACGGTATGGTTGGTAAGGATATGACCATAAGTGCTACTCAGAAGACACAGAATGCTGCATCAGGCGCTGCTCCATTCGACGCTTACTCAGGTACATTAGCTATCGGTAACGTCAATGGTACACCCTCTACAGCAGCTATCGTAACTGGTATGGACTTCACTCTGACTAACTCCTTCGCACCTACCTTCGTTATTGGTAGTGATAGTGCGCCACAGTTAGAGGTTGGTCGTGCAGAAGTCGAAGGTACTATCTCAGCTTACTTTGAGGATGCAGCTTTAATCAACCGCTTCTTGAATGAGACTGAAACTGAGCTTGAGGTAACTGTGGGTGATGGTAGCAATACTATGAAGTTCGCATTCCCACGGGCTAAGATCAACAGTGCAGACGTAGGTGTAGATGGCCCAACTAGCCGTGTTATCTCTATGTCATTCGTAGCGCTCTATAACACTACAGATGCAAGTAACTTAGTTATTACTCGCTCTGCATAGGTTCCCTAGCTAGGGTGGGGAGGCATTGGTGTCGGGTCTGATGCTTCCCCTTTAATTACTAACCCGACAACTTTTCACCCCGACAATAAGGAAACTCGACATGGACTTGAAGAATTTAACCCCGACCAGCGACACTGTAGATGTCACTATTGTACACCCTACTAACTTTGATGTCTTGACTAATGATGACGATACACCAATGGTTATCACTGTATATGCACCACACTCTAAAGAGTACAAGGCTGCTGTACATGAACAGACCAACAAACGTCTGAAGCAAGCACAGAATAAGAAGAAGGTAGAGATTACAGCAGAAGACCTAGAGGACGCTACTTTAGACTTACTTGCCAAAACTACTAAAGGCTGGAAGATTACTTATGGTGGTTCTAAACCTAAGTTCTCTATCGCTAAGGCCAAAGAGATTTACGCTGAAGTATTCTGGATAAGGGATCAGATTGAGGAAGCAGTAGCTAACTCTCTGGATTTTACGAAGGCCTGATTGAAGAACTGGTTGACTACGCAGAGCATGAGTTCTCTATAAGTAAACCAGACAAGTCAGGCACATCAGAACGTGAACACTTAGAACAAGTAGAAAGGCAGACTGGACACAGACCAAAAGCATTAGATGGCCCCGACTTCCCATTGCTTATGTCTCATGTTTGGTCTGCCTTTATTGTATTAAACGCAAGTAGAACGATGGGTTTCTCAGGCCCAAACCCGATAAGTTATCAAGAAATAAAAACATGGAAGGAGCTTACAGATACACCATTGTCTTCTTGGGAAATAGAAGCAATAAAACGTGTTGATGTAGTCTTTATGGGTACGATAAATGGCTGACATTTCTGATATTAACATTGGTATAAACGTAGAGACAGGTGATGTCTCTAGAGGGATACGGATGTTTGATAATATGAAGAAGAAAATTGCTCAGATGCAGTTGGAACTTCGTAAAGGAAATATCAGTAATAAGGCATACAATCGTGGCCTATCTCAAATGTATCAAGAGCTTGGTAAGGTGACAGGCAATACCAGACAGGCTCAGAGTGCTGTAATGAAGTACTCAAGGTCTATACAAGAGGCTACTAATGAACAGTTAAGATTTACTACTGCATCAGGCAAAGGCATGAGAAGGATGGAAGTCCTTGCACAACAAGCTGGTTATCAAGTTGGTGACCTTGCAGTGCAGATACAAGGTGGTACTAATGCTGCCGTAGCTTTAGGTCAACAAGGTTCTCAGCTACTAGGTTTCTTTGGTCCTGCTGGCGCCCTCGCTGGTGCTGGGCTGGCTATAACTACGGCATTCGTCGCCCCCTTTATGAAAGCTAATAAAGAAATAAAAGATGTAAACAAACAATTAGATGAGCTTGTTAGGCTAACAGATAGTGTAACTGTTGACTTTGATAAACTAGCCGATAAGTTTGGAGATTCAGCGCAAGCTGTTAAGGATCTAAGAGTGCAGTTATTAGGACTGCAAGCAGATTTAGCATCTAGCGCATTAAGTAAGGGTATAGAAGGATTAGCTAAGAAATTTGGGTCTACCTATCCTCAGACAATACTTAGGACATTACCAATGGCTACTCTTATAATGGGTAGTCCTGAGAGGACTATGAAGTCAATGGGCCTTGATCCAGAGCTTCTGGGAATAGGATTCCTAGATGAGTTTTCTAAAGCTATTTCCGCTGGTGATCCAGAGTTAGCTACAATATTATTTGAGAATATAATTGACGCAATAGACTCTTCTGAAACTGGTATGCAGGGTCTTAGTGCTGAAGGTAAAGCACTTGTTCTACAACTACAAAATATGCTAGAGACTGCCATTGAAATAGATCATCAGTTTACTAAGCTGACCCTTGGTGATACACAGAGAGAATTAGACGACTTTAATCGTGGGATGTTCTTACTACAGGCTTTAGCACAAGCTAATGCTACCGCCGCTGCTGACAAGGCAAAGAAAGATCAGCAGTATCACGACCAGTTTATGGGCCAGAATGCAGCGGCAATGGCAGCGGTAAAAGCAACTTCTAAAGAGGCAGCAGAATTTGCTAAGAGACAGTTTGACGAAGCATTTAAAACCAGAACCTTAGAGTATAACTTAAGATTCTCAGGTGAAGCCACTGTTATGGGACAATCAGTTACCGCTAGTGGTAAGAAGATGAAGCCAAAACAATCTTACGAGGAACTAATTGCTCTAGGTATGAGTCCAGAACAAATAGAAAACCTCTTTGGGATGAAAGCTCCTAAAGGTAAGAGAGGCCCTAAAGCCCCTAAAGATGCCCTAGTGTCCCTTATGGAAGACCTTGAACTCCAGAGAGAACTTTTAGGTGTCGAACAAGACAGAGCTAGTGTACTTCAAGCATTGGGTGAAAACAGAAGTAAGTACACACAAGATCAAATACAACAAGCTGTCAATGCTACAAACGCAATAAGACTACAAACAGAAGAACTAGAAAAACAAGAACGTGTAGCTGACACAATAAGTCAATCTTTTGGTGACGCCTTCATGTCTATTGTAGACGGAACTATGTCAGCTAAAGATGCCTTTAGATCTATGGCTGCTGACATTATAAGAGAGCTTTATAGAATCCTTGTTGTTGAAACTATGGTGCAGTCAATCAAGAGATCTATATTTCCCTTCGCTGATGGTGGTGTTATACAAGGTGGTAAGCAAGTACAAGCGTATGCTAATGGTGGTGTAGTAGGAGGCCCAACATATTTTCCTATGGCTGGTGGTAAAACCGGTCTTATGGGTGAAGCTGGCCCAGAAGCTATTATGCCTCTTAAGAGAGGTAAAGGTGGTAAGTTAGGTGTAGAGGCAAGCGGAGACACTGGTGCTGTAAACATCGTACAGAACTTTAGCTTTGCAGCTAATGGTGATGAAAGTGTCAAGAAGATAATTGCAGAAGCTGCACCTAAGATTGCTAATATGACACAACAACAAATCATGGATGCTCGTCGTAGAGGCGGTCAGATGAGAAGCACGTTTGGATAATACATGGCTATAAGTTACCCCCTTAATACACCAACTACTATTGGCATAGAGAGTATTGAGTTACGGGCTAGAAATGCTGTAGCTGTCTCTCAATCACCTTTTACCTATAAGCAACAAGTAATAGCTCACCAAGGTCAATCGTGGGAAGCTAGTGTTAGTATTCCCTCGGTGCGTAGGGATCTAGCTGCTGAATGGAAAGCTATGTTGTTAGCTCTTAAGGGGCCTGTAGGGACATTTCTACTAGGTGACCCTGACTATGCTACGCCTAGAGGTACAGTAAGTGGTACGCCTACTCTGACAGGAGATGCGGGTAAAGATACAGTACAAATCACTCTTACAGGAACTCTATTAGCGGGTGATTACATTCAGCTAGGCACAGGTTCTGCTGCTAGGTTGCACCAAGTACTAGTCGATAGAGCGGCTGGTACAGACGTTGACTTAGAGATCTGGCCTAAACTGAGAAGTACATACTCAGGTGAAACTATAATCTACAGTAATCCTAAAGGCATCTTTAGATTAGCTCAAAGTGTAACATCTTGGTCTATAGACAATGCTAGTTTCTACGGTATATCCTTTGATGCTATAGAGGCACAACAGTAATGACACGCACTCTACCCACATCAGTAATAGACACCTTAGATGATAATGTAGTCTATCCCTTTTTTGCCATAGAATTAAATTTTGATGGTGCTGATGTATTACGTCTGTGGACAGGTATAGGTACTCTTAACGTACAAGGAGTAGATTGGACAGGTGCTGGAACCCTTCTTAATGTTTCCTCTATCGAAGAAACTACAGAGATAGCCGCTAAAGGTGCTACACTATCCCTTACAGGTATCCCTTCAGAAGTTGTATCATTAGCTCTCAGAACTCCATATCAAGGTAGAACCTGTAAAATATACTTTGGTTTATTTAAGGCTTCAAAGATAATAAAAGAAGATTCCTCTTTCTTGTTGCTAGAAGATGGTTCCAAGATATACTTAGAAGACCTTAACGCTGGTTTCACTGAGATATTCTCAGGTTACATGGATCAGATGGACATAGAAGAGTTACCTGAGACAAGTACAATACATTTAAAGGTAGAAAATAAGCTAGTTGACTTGGAAAGAGCTAGAGTAGCTAGGTACAGCAGTAGCTATCAGAAATCTATATACCCCACTGACTTTGGGTTAGATCTTGTAGAAAGCATACAGGATAAAGAAATTGTGTGGGGAAGAGGCAGCTTCAAACCTAGTGACGCAACTCTTAATGCAATAGCTCGCAACTTCTAGATTGTAATGGTACAATATAAACAAGAGTTCTTAAGCTCAGTTAAAGACGATATACATTACCTGTTGCAGTTAGACTGGCAAGAGATAGAACACAATAAGACTAGCTTCCCGTTAGACCCTGACTGGGACATGTACCATAAGCTAGAAGAGCTAAACATACTTCGCATATTTACTTGCAGAGATGAAGATAAATTAGTCGGTTATTTTGTATCTCATATTATCCCTAATATACACTCAAAGGGAAACATAATAGCTGTAGCTGAGATAATCTACGTCTTAGAAGAATACAGGTCTGGTATGATAGGTTACAAGTTATTTAAGTTTGCTGAGAAGTGTATCAAAGAAGATGGTGTTAAAATACTTCATGTCACCACAACAGAAAAGAACCCTATAGACCCCATGATGAAGCGTTTAGGTTACTCAAAAGTAGAAACCAAGTTTGAGAAGGTTTTAAGCTAATGGCTGTTGCTACTACTATTTATGTTACAGCGGCTGTATATGCAAACGCTGGTTTTATGGCGGCTGCTACTTACTTTGCATCTACTTGGACTGGCTACTTCTTATTAACAGCAGCTACAAGTATGGCTATAAATGCCCTTACCCCTAAACCCGCCATAGGAACTGGTGCAAACAGAGGCTATCAAGTTACAGCAAGGGGTACAGCTTTAGCTCATCAAGTTATCTACGGTAAAACACAGACGGGTGGGGCAGAGGTTTATATAAGTACATCTGATTCTGTAGATCCCCTTGGAAGTGTGCCAAATAAGTACTTACATAAAGTTATTGCTTTTGCTGGGCATGAGATTGAAGAGTTTGAACAGATTTATATTAACGATGAGTTGTTTGATTCTAATAGTCGTTATCATGGTAAAGTCTATATAGCTGAAAGGTTAGGAACGTCTGGTCAAGCTGCCGTCACTTCTTCAGAAGTCAACAATATAACTTTACCTACAGAGTGGGATGCCACACGTAAACTATCAGGTATAGCTTATCTCTACGTTGTCATGGAGTATGATGCGGATATATTCCCCAATGGTGTTCCTGAGATTAAAGCTGTAATTAAAGGTAAAAAGGTATACGACCCTCGTACAAGTTCTACAGCTTGGTCTGACAACCCAGCCTTATGTATCAGAGATTACCTCACCTCAAGCTACGGTCTTGCTGAAGAAACAGTTAACGTAGATGATACCTATGTTTCTACAGCAGCTAATGTTTGTGAGTACTTCAATTATCCAGACTTAACAGGGGGTCCAAGGTTTTCTCTTAATGGGGCTTTTGTAACATCTATAACACCCGCTGATATTTTAAACGACCTTCTTACTTCAATGGGTGGTATGGTTTGGTATGCTCAGGGTAAGTGGAGGATGAAGCCAGCTTATTACACATCTCCCGTATTAGATATAAATGAAGATGACTTTAGATCTGCTGTCAATGTTTCAACTAGGCATTCAAGAAGAGATAACTTCAATATTGTAAAAGGTACTTGGAAAGGGCCAGATAGCTTTTATCAAGTAACTGATTATCCTCAAATACCTGACGCTAATGATACTAACGCTTTTGTTGTTGCAGATAATGGACAAGAAAGTGTAGTAGACTTAAATCTTGCATTTACAGATAACGTAACTCAAGCTAGGCGTATAGCTCGTATCTTACTTGAACGAAACCGTCAACAACTTACGATAGAAGCATCCTTTGGTTTAAGAACCTTTCAAGTACAGGTTGGAGATATTGTAAGAGTAACCAACACTAGATTTGGTTGGACTAATAAAGAGTTTGAAGTTGTCAAGTGGACATTTGGCCTACAAGAGGGAAATGATCTTCAGACACAGATGACCTTAAGAGAGATAAGTGAGTCTGTCTTTGATGATGTAGACGATGCTGTTGTTTATGAAACCGATAACACAACTCTGCTATCACCTTTTGATGTACCACCTGTAGCTGTAGACCTCACTCAAGAATACAGAGTTATCAATGAGCATGTAACTAATGTTCTTGTAGTTAATGTTACATCTACATCAGCAACCAGAGTAGACTATGTTGAGGTAGAGTTTAAGAAGTCTACAGACTCAACTTACAGTGTCTTAGGCACAGGTGACTTAGGTAGATTTGAGATCTTAGACATTGAGACACCTCTAGCTGGTGCAGCAGGTACAATAGTCTACGATGTTAGGGCTAGAGCTATCAATGCCTTTGGTG